CAACTCCTGTCCAAGCCCCCATCATTCGACATGCCGAAAGCCCCAACACGCGACGTTGCGCGGACGGAGGCAGACGCACGCTCCGCCATGCTGAAGCGTCGAGGTCGAGCGGCAACGCTCCTGACCGGCGCGCAGGGCGTTTCATCCAATCCCACATTGGGTTCCCCCTCTCTGACAGGAACGGCCTAACCATGAGCCAGCGGCTTGACCTTCTGACGAATGCAACTGCAACCGGCTCATATGTCGAGGTTGTGGGTGGGCAGTACATCTGGGCGGCGGAGGGGACATTCTCTTCGGCTACCCTTCAGCTTCAATCAGTCGGACCGAACGGGACCGCGATTGATATTGCAGGGGCGACCCTGACCGCCAATGGCTTCGTGCATGTCATCATTGCAGATGGTAGCCGGGTGCGTGTCCTTGTGACTGGCTCACCTTCAGGAATGTACAGCTCGCTCACATCGGTGCGCTCATGAGCGGCGTTATCGTCAGGGCGAACACGCCGATAGTTCTGGGTGTATCTGGGACCATTGCCAGCGCAGGCGCGAACACGACTGAAAACATCCTTGCGACTGTGACCATCCCCGGCGGGCTGATGGGTCCAAACGGCCAGTTGTGGGTCTACATGCTGTGGAACTACACGAACTCAGCCAACAATAAGACGATGCGCGTCCGTCTCAACGGGGCTGGAAGTACGCAGGCCCTTGCTATCACGCAGACAACCACGACGCAGATGGCTGACCTCCGCATCATCCAGAACGCGGGCGCTCAGAACAGTCAGATATTCTTCGACCGTGGCAGCGTCCCGCATCCGGGTGCGACATCGGTTGGCGTGAACACGACAGCCGCGATTGACACAAGCGTCACCACATCCCTTGTCATCACGGGGCAGAAAGCATCATCCGGGGAAACGCTCTCCCTTGTTTCTTGGTCCGTCCAGTTGCTGAAGCCGTAGGCGCGGCCATGAACCTGGATGACATCCTAAAGCACCAGCAGCAGCTTGAAGCCGAGCGGTCGAACTTCAACACGCTCTGGCAGGAAGTGTCTGAACGAGTACTCCCCGACCACGGCTGGTTCAATACGAACGAGCGTCAGCAGGGGCAGAAGAACACGCAGCGTCAGTGGGACTCGACTGCCCAGATTGCAGCGGAACGTCACGCCTCCGCCATTGACAGCCTCATGACCCCGCGCGGGTCCAAGTGGCACCGGATCACAGCGAGCATTGCCGAACTGAACGACGACGATGAGGTGCGGCAGTACTTCGACAAGGTGGAAGAGGTCCTGTTTCGGGAGCGTTACAGCCCCGGCGCAGACTTCGCGGGCCAGTGCCATGACGTGTACCTGTCGGGCGGTGTGTTCGGGAATGCGGCTCTCTTCGTGGATGAGCGCATCGGCGGCGGGCTTCGGTATCGTTCCGTACCTCTCGCTGAACTGTACTTCTCCGTCGACCAGTGGGGCATGGTGGATTCCGTCCATCGCAAGTTCAAGCTGACCGCGCGTGCTGCCATGCAGCGATACGGCGAGAAGACCCCGGCGAAGATTCAGGAATGTGCTGATAAGGAACCGCTGCGAAAGTTCGAGTTCCTGCATTGCATCAAACCGAACGAAGACAGGAAGGGCGTGCTTGGGCCCCAGTCCATGCGCTACCTGTCGTATGAAATCAGCCTCGACCCGAAGGAAATGCTTCGGCAGGGCGGCTACGAGTCGTGGCCTATGCCGGTCTATCGCTATCAGATGGCCCCCGGCGAATGGTACGGGCGCGGCTGGGCTTGTCAGGTATTGCCTGAAATCAAGATGATAAACACAGCCCGGAAAGCCATCATCCAGGCGGCAGAGAAGGTGGTGAACCCACCCTTGCTGCTCCACGATGAAGGCGGGCTTGCGGTCGGATCGGGCGGGAAAGGCATGACCCCGAACCTGACCCCCGGTGGGTTGAACTACTACGGTGTCTCCGCTGAAGGCAGGCCCATGATTCAGCCGCTCCAGACCGGGGCGAACGTGGGCATGGGGCTGGAAATGCTTCAGGCCATGCAGTCAGTTATCAATGACGCGGCCCTGATTAACCTCTTCCAAATCCTCGTTGACGCGCCGCAGATGACCGCGACGGAAGTCCGCGCACGTATGCAGGAGAAGGGGCAGCTTATCGCCCCCACGGTCGGCAGGGCGCAGAGCGAGTTCCTTGGGAAACTGATTGAGCGGGAGATCGACATTCTCGCCCGTCAGAACATGCTGCCCCCAATGCCTGATGTGCTGATGGAAGCGCGCGGCGAGTACCGGGTGGAATACGATTCGCCACTGAACCGGCTCCAGAAGATTGAGGAAGTGCAGGCTGTTGACGTGTGGCTTCAGGGTCTTGCGCCCCTTGTCCAACTCGCGCCTGAAATCCTCGACAACGTGGACACCGATGAACTGGCCCGTCACCGGGCGCGGACAATGGGTGTCCCTGAGAAAATCCTTACCAACCTTGATGTTGTGCAGGCGAGGCGCGAGCAGCGCGCGAAGGCGCAGCAGGCCCAGCAGATGGCAGCATCTGCACCGGGCCTAGCAGGGGCAGTCAAAGACGTGGCGGAAGCGGGGGCTATCGCTAGAGGTGCTTGATGGGCGTGGCCCAGAATATCCTGGACTTCATTCAGGGAAAGAAGCGTGAGGCGAATGCATGGCGTCGGTTGCTGCTGGACAGCGACGGCAAGCTGCATTCGGACGGGAAGATTGTCCTGAAGTCCCTGATGGGACCGGCCAAGTATTTCGATGTCGGCTACGTCCCGAACGACCACGACCGAACCTTAATCATGGCAGTCCGTCGCGAGACGGTGAACCGAATCATGCGGCTCCTCAAGTTCGATGAGGCCGCGATACTGGAGTTGATGACCGATGAGTGAAGCAGCCGCACCCGCAGTAACGACCGAAACACCCGCATCAGCCCCGGCAGCAGCCGCGTCCGCTCCCGACCTGTCTTGGCTTGGGGACGGGGCGAAGCCAGAGGTCCAGCAGTATGTGCAGGGTAAGGGCTTCAAGTCCGCTGCCGCACTGGCCGAAGCATACCAGAACGCCGAGAAGGCGCTGTCCTCTCGTTCCTTCGAACCCCCCAAGCCGGAAGACACGGCAGGCTGGGCGAAGATCAAGGCCGCGATGGGCGTGCCCGAAGCCCCGGACAAGTATGACTTGGGCGAAGCAGGCAAGGCCCTGAAGCCGGAAGCCTTGCAGCAGTGGTCCCCGGTCTTCCACCAGTTGGGCCTGTCGAATGAGCAGGCTTCCAAGCTGATCGCAACCACGACCGAGATGGCAACCAAGGCGCAGGAAGCGCAGCACGAGGCGTATGTGAAGGCGTCGGAAGCGGCGGCGGAGCGCATGAAGCTGGAGCAGGGGGACAAGTGGCCCGCCTTCCATGACATCGCATCCCGTGGCTTCACGCTCATCAAACAGCAACTGAAGATGGACGATGCGAAGATTGACGCGCTCGAACGCGCCCTAGGCACACGGGAAATGCTCTCCCTTGCCCACATGATCGGTGAGGCGAAGGTTGAGGCTGGGTTCGTGGCCTCTGACGGACAACACCGGGGCATGACGAAGGACCAGGCGCGGCAGGCCATCGCTGGCTTCAAGGGTAACCCTGAGAAATCGGCGGCACTCCTGCGCTCCGACCACCCGAACCATGCAGCAGTGCTGAGCGAGTGGACCCAGCTTCGCCGCATCGCAGAGGGATGACCCATGTCAGACATCATCGACCAGCGGCTTGAAGTCCTGAAACTGGCAGCGAGCCTGAACGCTCCAAACAGTCATGTGCCGGATGTCATGCGGACGGCGGACAAGTTGTGGGATTGGGCGACACAGGGCCAGCCTCCCGTCTCCAAGACCAAGGCGAACATCATCAAGTCAGTGGAGCGCTTGGGCGCGAGTCAGACTTCAGAGAAAGACACTACCTGAATGTTCGACCTGCGCGGTCGCGGACAAGCTGGCTAACGCCAAACCCGCCAAAGACCTAGCAGACAAGCCTGCATTCGAACGGGACGCCGCACCCCATAGCGGTTTTCATTTCGAAAGGCACAAGCGGCTATGTCGCTGAATTACAACCCAACACTTTTCGCGCAGGATTTCCGCGCGGCTCTTGAACTTGGCCTGCAGCAGCAGGGTTCCAAGCTTCGTCCCTACGTCATGTCTTCGACCGTTTCCGGCGCGAAGCAGGCTGTCGCTGTTGAACGTGAAGAAGCTGTGGAAGCTTCCATCGTCACCGGTCAACTCCAGACGAAGGTTCCCGTCAACGCAGCCGTGACCCGT